GCGGTTTTACCACAACCAGGTTCTCCAATAATAATTGGGTTATTTTTCTTTCTACGAGAAAGAATTTGGGCAATTCTCGTTATTTCACTTTCTCTACCAATAACAGGGTCTAATTTCCCTTCTTCAGCCAATTTTATTAAATCTCGACTAAAATTGTCTAACACTGGGGTTGCTGATTCGGAAACACTTGTGTTCTTACCTCTTCCTTCGTTACCATCCATAGATTCTATCATAATTAATTTGTTTTATTTAAATATAAGGGTTAATTTCATTATTTCAAATGATTGGACAAAAGTAATACATATTTTTGAATTACCAAAACATTATTTTAATATATTTATAAAAATGGATTATAAACATGCTTGGATGAAATATATTGATACTTTAGGTATTGATAATGAACTAACAGAAACTTATAGGAATCTTAGATTGGCATTCCAACGGGAAGGTTGGTCGGACGAGGATATTAAAAAACCCCCATATTACCCAAATGATATTATGAGAAACTTTCAAAAATTCTCAACATTAAGGGATAATGTTTATTCAGAATTAAGAAGTTTTTTTGGTGATGTTGATAATAATGAGTTTAACGCTTATCTTATGGATAAATTACAAATAATTGATTTAGAAACACCTTTAAAAAATGGCAATAAAAAAAGAAACAATAGACGGGACTAAAATTATTAACGAAATTGAGTCAACAAATATCGTAAAAACTGAATACGATACAGAAACTAAAAAATTAATCGCTGAATTTAAAAATGGTATGAAATACGAGTATGAGGCAGTTCCTCATAATGTATATACAAAATTCAGAATGGCAGAATCACAGGGTAAGTTTTTTACCACAGATATTTCAAAGGTATTCAAATACAAAAAATTGTAACAATTATAAATATTTAAGTATTTATAGTTAATGAGCAATTTAAAAAGTATATTATCCAGTTTTAGATTACAAGACAAATTAAATCCTAAATTTTGGAACTCACAAGATAATGAAGTGGAAATGATGGCTCCCAAAGTAAGGAACCGTCTTTTAGAAATTGCTTATGAGTTCATTGATTTTTTGGGTGTTGATGTAATTGTCTCCGATGTGGTAATGACAGGTTCATTGGCAAATTTTAATTGGTCAAAATATTCTGATGTGGATTTACATATAATTGTGGATTTTAAACAATTTTCGGAAAAAGAATTACCATTATATGAAGAATTGTTTAGATTAAAAAAAACTTTATATAACGATAAACATAATATCACCATATACGGATATGATGTTGAATTGTATGTTCAGGATGATGTGGAAAAACATTTTAGTAGTGGCGAATATTCTGCTTTATTTGATGAATGGATTAGCGAACCAAAAAAAGAAAATGTGGAAATTGATACCCAATCAGTTAAAATAAAATCAGAAGAATGGATGAAAACCATAGATGATGTTATTGAAAACGCTAAAGATGAGTCATTGGACGACGCAAAAAAATTGATAGACAGGTATAAAGATAAGTTAAAAAAGTATAGAACTTCAGGATTAGAAAAAGGTGGGGAACTATCAAATGAAAATTTAGTTTTCAAGGTATTAAGAAGAAATGGATACCTATCAAAGTTGTTTGATTTTCAAAATGAGTACATCGATAAGTCATTATCCTTAAATGAAATACAATAAAAAGAATTAAAATCTTAACATTTTTAATTCTGAATATATTTATATATAAATTAATTTAAAAAACAAAAATAAAAAAATGGGAAAATTAAAACCAATTGGTAGTGAAAAATTAGAGGGTATGGAAAAAATCGCTCGTATAATGGAAATTGCCAGATATAAAGAAAATACTCCAAATTCAATTAATGAGAATAAATCAGTTGAATATAATAAAGTATTGGCTGACGGAAACAATTATCAAATTGTTAAAGAAAGAAATGGTTATGTAATTAAAAAAACAATATCCGAATCTACCGGTGAAGGTGATTATTTAGACCCTATGAAAAATAGAAAATACTATTCATCATATTCACAAGCCTTTAAAAGACTTAACTTAATTGCGAAAGAAATTAATGTTAACGAAGGTCAAGAAAATAATGTTAATTTATTTTTTGAAAGCGATAATGACGCTACGAAATATATTTTAAAAATAGATGCTACAGAACAAGTAGCTCCTGCAGCCGCTCCGGCTCCCGCACCAGCACCCGCTCCTGCTCCCGCTCCGGCACCAGCTCCTGAAGAAGAATTAGATTTACCTGAACCGGAAGAAGATATGGATTTAGGTGATGACCAAGAAATGGACGATGAGGTTGTTAACCTTAAAGTTATTCAAAAATTGACAGGGAAATTGGCTCAAAAATTAAGAATTCTTGAAGATAGTGAGGAAGAAAATCTTTCATCAAAAGATGTGAAATATGTAATCAACTCTATTTTATCGGCTTTAGATTTAGAATCTTTAGAAGAAGAAGATAAAGAAGATATTATGAATAAATTAGAAGGTATTGAAGATGAAAATCCTTTTGATGGTGGAAATGATGAAGGTCAAGACGAAATGGGTTCTGAAGAAATGGGTGACGACGAATTACAACCTGAAGTACCAAGTGGTGAAATGGGTGAAGGATTTGGTTATGATGATGTTGATGATGAAAATCCGGACGATATCTACGATGAATTACCAAACCACCCAAAGCGTAGAAATAGACATCATTCTATGAGTGATGACCATTCTAATCGTATGGAAGAAATGATAGAAGGATTGTTTAGTGAATCAAAAGTTGATAGTATTTTAGAAAAATATTTTGAAATCAATGAGAAAGAAAAACAAATTTTAGAATCTAAAATACAACAATCAACTTCATTAAAGGAAGTTAGAAAAGAAAAAATTAATAATATTAAAAAACTTTCTGAAAGTATTTCTCAAGAAGTTGCGTCAACTAAAGTGATTAACAAATATCCTGAAGCAAAATTAATTGGTAAAACTAACAAAAATAATTTAGTGTTTGAAATGAACAATAAACAATTAAGAGTAAACACCAAAGGTCAAATATTGTAATGAATTATTTAATATATGTTAATGAATTAGGACCAAATTATAAGGGTGATAACATATATGAATTTATTTTTTCGGATAGTTCAGAAAATATTTGGGGGGAAAATTGGGATTCAAAACCATCTAACGGTTACCCATTACCACCTGATTTAGAGCATATAAAAAAAGTAGGAGTTTTGAAGAATGACGTTATAACAATGTCAGTAATTCAAAACTCTGACTATTTCTCAATGATTGATACTATTGATGGTATTATATCATTGTCTTGGGAAAATGAAAACGATGATGTTGATTTTAACCACCAAAAAAGGTTGGTTTTTAAATTTGGAGAAACCGAAGAATCGGTTAAAAATAAATTATATGAACGAGATATCGTTTTAGAATTTGAAAAAACAATTATATATGAACACTAATCAAAAAAAATTAAAGTTAATTGGTCACGGATTAAAACCATCCACTTTAGAAAATTTAAGTGAATCTCAAGTTAATTTATTATTTGGTAAATTAACGGAATCTAAAAAAGATACTAAAGAATCGGTTACAAAAACCTCCACAACAACTACATTTGACCCAGCGGTAGATGCTGATAGAAAAGCGGCTCAAGATTTGATGTCTAAAAAAGGTGTCCCAATGAGTATAGACCCGGCAACTAAAAAATTAACGGTTGTGTCTGAAAAAGACGAAACAGTTGAAGGTGAAGTGGACGAAAAGTTTGAATCAAAAAAACAACAAAAATTATTTTTTGCAAAATGTGGTGATGGAAAAACTAAAGAACAAAAAAAATGGTGTAAAATGGCTGATGAGTTTTCAAAAGATACTAACTTTGCCAAACTACCTGAAAAGAAAACAGAAACTAAAGAAGGTTATTTAGATATGGTACAAAACGCACACACTAAAGTTATGTCAAATAAAATAGGACAAGTTCAACCAAATCCTAAATTTGTAAGTGAATTGGAAAATAGAATTACAAAATTAGTTGAGAAACACATTACTCCAAAAATGAGTAAAAAAGATTTTTTAAGTCTTTTAGATGAAGGGTCAGAAACTGCACCTGCAAAACCAAAAGTTAAACCAACAACAAAACCGGGAACTGATTCTCCATACAAACCTAAACCTGGTGTTAAACCAGCTCCAAAGGCGAAAAAAGAAATTGGTGAACAATCTCCTGAAATTGCTCCGGCAAGACCAACGGTTAAACCGGGTACTAAACCTAAAAAACCGGGGTCACCATATAGTCCAAAACCAGGACCTAAACCAGCTCCAAAAGCAATTAAAAAGAATTTACCAAGTTGGTTGTCTTTTAATGAAATAGGTATTAAACTTAAAGGGTAATGAGTGTAAATTTAAAAATGGAAAAGATATTGAAATCAAAGGCGAATTTAGAAAAAAAATTAGTTAACGAAGGTTTAACAAAAAGAGAACAGTCAATTTTAAACGAAATTAAATCTAATTTAAAAGAGGCTCCAATTAGTTATGAAGGTCCTGAAAGAATGGAACCGGGAATTGAGAGAAAAATAACTTCAAGACAAACTCCTTACGCTGACAATCCGGCATTACCAAAAGATGGTGATACTGATTATGTTGAGGTTATATCCTCAAAGCGTTTTAAAGACTCTGTTGATAAGGTAAGACGTTATTTGGGTGATACTTCCGCTATACAAGGAAATAACCCTATGATGAACATTATGCAAACCGTAATGAATAGTCTACAACAAATTATGAGAGTTGAATCTCAAAATAAAGAATATCTTGAGAATTTGGCTGTTAATTTGGTTAAAAAAGAATTGGGTATACCTGAAGGTTCTTTACAATTTGACGCTCAACTTATCCAACAACCAATGGGAGCTGCTCAAGGAATGCAGTCAGAACCAACACAACCTAGTGAAGAAGAAGTTAAAGACGCATTTAAAAAGGCTGAAGAACATAGTGAAGAATTACAAGATTTTGCCGACGAATTTGAACAATTTAATTTAGAGAAGGCGAAAAGGAGAATGATTAATTCTCTTATACAAGGAGCGGCATTTAAAGGTGGACATATGTATGTTTTACTTAGTGACGAAATCAATAGATTAGACCCTAATTTATTAAATCTTTATGGTGTAACCCAATCATTAATGGAACATTTATATTGGTTATATCCTGATATGGAAGGTATGGCAGCCGGAGGTGGTGGTCAAATGGGTCAAAGTGAAGTTGATGAAGAAACCGACCCACCAACAGTTAAAGCTAGAGCTATGACATTTCCCTTACTAATTCACGAATTAGTGAAAGGTGTTTATGAAGTGTTTGGAACTCACGGTTTACCTGACGACCCAAGACAAGCTGAAATGGTTTTAGGTTCTGAAGATACTTTACCTGCTGAGGTATGGGACTCTAGATTAGGTCCAATATTTTGGGAAAAATTTACAGAATCATATCCTGATGATTTGTTTGAGGATGAAAAAAAACACCTTCAACATTACTTATTTGTTAGATTTTCAAAATTATCAGCACCAGAATTTATGAGAGTTGCTAAATTAATTTTACAAGGTGACCCAAAAGGTGGTGAATTTATCCAAAGAATGGTAAATGAAATCGTTGAGGATTTGAAAAAAGACGAATACGATGAAAAAATGGGTTCCGATGATGATAACGAAGACTACGGTGATGACGACTTTGATGATTTTGATTTGTCAGAACTAGGGTTCTAAACAAACAAAACGACAATGTATGTCAAATTTAACAAGAGAACAAGTATTAATAGAATATGTAAAATGTCATAAGGATGTAAGTTACGCGTTAAAGACGTATCTACAGACTTATGACAATACTGTTTCAAAATATGTCCCATTAGAATTATTCCCCGACCAAATAACCTTACTTGAGGATTACGAAAACAACAACGAAAACATTGCGTTAAAATACAGACAAGCGGGTGTAACAACCGTTACCGCAGCTTGGGCGTCAATGAAATTATCGTTTGCCAAAAAAACAAAACCAGAAAAAGTTTTGATTATTGCCAATAAACTTGACACATCTATTGAGATGGCGAACAAGATTAGAGCATTTGTTGCCCAATGGCCTGACTGGGTTGGTATTGGATTTTCCCCTGACAAAAACGCTCAAAAACATTATAAATTACTTAATGGTAGTGAAGTAAAAGCCGTTGCAACATCAAAGGATGCACTTCGTGGATTTACACCTACAATATTAATATTTGATGAGGCGGCGTTTATTGAGGCCGACAATGACTTCTGGTCTGCTTGTATGGCATCCCTATCTACAGGGGGTAAAGTAATTGTGGTTTCAACACCCAATGGATACGACCCAATTTACTATGAAATTTATGACCAAGCCTTAAGAGGTATGAATGACTTCAAGATTACCGAAATGTATTGGTATCGTGACCCTCGTTATACTAAAGATTTATATTTAGTTAAAACCGAGGATATAATTCATTACCTTTTAAATAAAGAAGATTACAACGAAAAAGAAATTATTAGTTGGGAGAGTATATCGCCATACGAAAGAGATTATAAAGAATTAAGGGTTTTAATGGATGATGGATACAAACCTTGTTCTTCTTGGTTTGAAGCGATGGTTAAAAAATTAAAATACGACAAACGTAAAGTATCACAAGAGTTAGAATGTAATTTCCTTGGGTC